TAAATCCCCATTTAGTACCTCTAGTAGTGAGAGAATTATACGTAGTAGCTTTACCACCACCACGTCTGAGACGACGGACGATACGCCTACGCTTGGCATTTCTAATACCTAATCCTCCTCTTTTCCTTTTAAAACCTGCAAAGGTTCTTTTCCTAAATCCAGCCATTAAAATGGGGGATGTTTGTCCGGTTAATAATATCTTCAATGATTTTCAGTATTTATAGAGTCTGGATTGCTTGCTCCTCGCGCCTATCGGCGCTGCGGTGCGTGTCGCGGCCTCGGATGGCCGCTCGCTCCGCGCGCAAGGCGCGCTCCAATTCTATAAACGGACGAGGATATGCATGACCACAGGTGGACATTACCTTTCTGACGCATTTGACATCATATCAAGTGAGGTTATATATATTCTTGAACATAAACTTTAATTAAATTCAATTAATTGGATACGCCTCATAAGGGCTTGAGTTTGGGGATGGGGGTCTCCTTGCTCATTACAAAACACACTTTCAGGATGAAAATTAGAAGTTACAATGAAATTACAAACATGTAAGGGGACCATGTCTCCTTTAGTTTCAACATAGCATTTGTATCGATCAAACCATCTAAGCAGATGATTAATATCTATTCCTTTCGGTCCGAAATCATCGATAATACAATCTTTCTCGAGTAGATATCCGGTCCACCATTTGGTTCTGGGCTCTTTGATATAAGCCTCTGGCAGTTCTTCATGGGCCTGTCGTGACTTTCCGGCTCCGGGAGGACCATAGAACCATCGAACACGAATGTCTGGGCGTGTGATGGCTGTGGCATCTCCAAGAGAGTTTCTGATGAGTGTATGTCTTGAAAAGTAGTAGCATCCTGGATTGGCATCAGCGAATCCAGCAATTCCAGATCTTCCGGCGTTAAAAGCCAATCTCCATTCTCTAGCAAGCTCGTCTCGATCCTTGCGTCTTGTTCTAACTTCCGTTCCTCCAGGACAATTCCCTTCTTCGATAAAATCTCCTTCTTTGCTGCAGTAAACTCGGTTATGAGCTCCGCCTCCTTTTGCAACCTCAAAATGTCCACGCGATGAGAGTTGATTCTTAAGTTGAGAGAGGCTATGGCTTGTTGCCAATGAGCAATATCCTTGGAGATGCGGTGTGCCCGAAGCGCCAATCTCCTTTCCGATAATAAAGTACTTTGAGAGATTCCTAAGGCTTCCGAGTATTCTTTGATACTCTTCATCGTTGTAATTATTTATTGTAAAACACCAGTTTTTGGCAGAAGGCGCTCTCGGCATTTTATTCATATTTGGCAAACATTACACGTATTTATATACATACAAGGGGGGGGGGGGAACAATATGGGGGGATAGGTAATACTGGACTATCCCCCCTTTGAAAAAGTAAACTAAATAGCTGTAAACGCATCAGCTGAAAATGACAAATTATAACCATAATTAATCTTTGCGAGAACTCCATGTCCCGCGGTTCCTGAGGCCATTGGTGACGTGCAGACAAGGACCCAATAATATCTTTGAATACCAACCAACCATAATCCTGGATCAATCTTTTGAATGGGTAAACGATAATTAACAGTAATCGTTTGATCCGACGTGGCTAAGAAAAAGTCTCTTCGAAGAAGAATCTTTCCAATAACAGTAGAAAATTCAGGGTGCATAGTGGGGTCCCATGTAGCTGGACGTGTAGTTGAGTTGAACCCGCTACTATTAAAATCTTTACCAGCTTTTACAAGCATAAGAGTACCTTTATAATTATTTCCTGGTTGAGATGTTGTAGTGTCATATGTCCCTATTGTTGCCGTAAGGGTACCTCCTCTTAATATAATATCATCAGCAAAAAGTGGAACAGTTCCACCATCCACATCTATAGCACCTCCTCCTACTTCCCAGAAGTTACCACCACTTACGTGTATAGCTTGATGTAAAATAGAAGCAGCTAATGTACCATTATCTGGTGTCGCAGCATTTGTGTCTATAACCGAGATAGCTGATCTATAATGAGTCTTTTGTAAAGTTGAATTCCATAACATTCTATTCCATGTTCTTCGAGGTAATTTACGTGAACTAAATCCCCATTTAGTACCTCTAGTAGTGAGAGAATTATACGTAGTAGCTTTACCACCACCACGTCTGAGACGACGGACGATACGCCTACGCTTGGCATTTCTAATACCTAATCCTCCTCT